CTAAAGAAATCTTCAATACCCTGCTTAAGGTCAGCAAGTTTTGTTTCAACGGTGTTTTTTACAAATGACTCGACTTGATTTACAACATTAGCAATATCAAAGTTTGTGATTGCATCTTTGATTTTATTAACGACTCCCATAACTGCTTTAGTTACTTTTTCTTTAATTGCTTCAATAAGTGCTTTAACTTTAATGGCATCAAAAAGCGCTTTAAGCGGATCTTTAATATTTCTTATTTTTGCAATGAAGCTTAGTGCATCTCCAATTAAACCGTCTATCTGTCCAATAAGACCAAAGAATGCGCCAATAGCACCAAATATATTTGGCATCGTTGAACAAAAACCACCCATTACCGAGTCAGCAAAACTACCTCTATAGAAATCATCTAACTGGCGTAAAAACTTTGGCGGGTTTTGGTTTGCTGAAAAGTTAGCAGCAATAGGAGTATAGTTATAATCAGAAATATATTGTGCGAACTCAACTGGCGTTATAACCATAGGGTCTTTTAGTGCCAAAATTTCATACTTAGGTATTTCACCTAATACAAACTCTGATTTTAAAAACTTGGAGTTAATATCGCCTAACACTTTATAGAAATCAGGAAACTTTGTAACAGCTCGGCTTAATGAATTGCCAACTGCGGTTTTAGTAATGTTATCTTTAAATCCTTGCTCAAACACTGCTATCTGCGATAAAGTAAATTCGCCATTGCCATTTGATGTTGGCGTTACGGAAGAAGCCGATACTCTATTAACATCTGGTGTTAAACAATCGTTCATTGCTTCAATGCTCATTACCTAGCACCTCCTGTGTCTAATGCTGTGTTAGAAGATGTAATACCTCTTAGCACATTTAAGAATGCGTCTACTATACCCTCTGGTGCAGAATTTAATCCGTCGCCTTGATAATAGCTTTCGCCCGTTGTTTTACCTATTGCATCCCCATCAACTACTGGCAATGCTGCCCATTCCTTTGATAAGTTATTACCAAACGTGTATATAGTCATTGTACCTGCCAAATATGAGTTTAGACCTCGCCTTTCTAACAAAGACATAGCCATTTTATCTTGGTTTGATGGATTAAACAAGTCGCTCTTTGATAAGCCAGCTCTTTGATAAAGCGGGGTTTCCCTTTCGCTTTGTGGATCATTGTTATCAAATCCGCGAAGAGTATCTTCAACAATTTGATAACGACCTAGCGGTTCTGATCCTGATGCTGCATCAACACTTTCTTGATAATCTAATATCTCACCGATAGTCATTGTAGTGATTGGTCGAGATGGCCTTAAGTTGCTTGGTATTTGACCAGACACGGCTTCATAATGACCGGAGGCTGCAGACTCTACTGACGCAATGAAGTCTAGTAACGGTGCGACTGAAGATTGTGTTGCCGTCGATACCGTGGTTTGTGTTGCACTATTATCTGTGCTATCATTACCATCGTCACGAGAAGTTACTCCCCCTCCACCAACTGAATACCGATCTTCTGCTGGGTGGATTGAAGTTGATTGCGTAACTGGTTCTGGTGCCTCAATAGCTGTTGCACTCTTAGATCCTTCAGCCGGATTAGCACCGTCGGCAGGAGCTGCATCGCCGTTAGCCATGTTAATCATTGTATCCATATTAATAGTTCCCGGTGTCTGAACATGTATAGCGCCACCTGATCCTAATCTTAATTCTGTATCACCCTTAATATCAAAAGCATCAGTACCATTTGCAAAAACTTGTGCACCAAATATCTCAAGTTTAGATGTACCTTCTAAATATGTAAGATCGGCTTTTAAATGCAATTCTTCCATTGCTTGAATATATACTTTGTCAGATTTAACATAGATACCTTGGCCAGATTCAAATTGTACTTCTTTACCTGCTTTAAAAATAAGTGAACTAACGTTAGCTTCAATCTTAACATCAGCAGCTCTTATTTGTGCCTGAATACCAGCAACCATTGTGTATTGATTACCAACTGAGTGTAAGTGATTACCATGAACTAATGTTTCTAAGTCACCGGTAATTTCTTCAATTTTATTGCCGTTTACTTTAACATATGAATTACCGTTAATAGTTACAGTACTAAAACCGCCGCCGGCTGCGCCAACAACTTTATGTTCGTTTCTATCTAATACATCATATTGGTCTGACACGGCTTTATTAACAACCACACCACGATGATCTATTTGAATATAAGAACCTGCTTTATGGTATATTGTAATGCGTTCGTTATCCGGTGTATCGTCTAGCTCAATTGTATGAACACCAGATTCAAAAACTCTATTAAATGGATATTGCGGTGCGCCTGCTGGCGGTGGTTCAGACCAACTTCTATCACTACCTGCAATTTCAACGCCTTCAACTCTAGCAGCGTTTTGAGATGTTAAAGATGTTTCGTCTAAGTATTCACCACGAGATCGTCTAGAATTTTGCGGTTGTCCAAAGTCACTGGGGTTAGATCCGCGGGCAAGTAATTCAGCATTTGACAACGCAATCACACCCCAACCATTTGCTATAGGGTCTACGATTTCTGTCATTTGCGTTGGTATTAATCCAAGAACCATAGGCTGTTGTGCCGAGTCTCCATCTAGGAACGTTCCAAATACAAAACTGTTTAGCGCTGGCAATCCAAGACCTGGGACTCCGTTAGGATCATAATCGCCTTTAACACAAATAGCCCAAGGCAACTCATCAGTTGCAATATCGCTATTAGTTCCATGAATGCCAAAAGCTCTAACTTTAACACGGCCTTCTAATCTTGGATCATTATTTTCTTCAATAACTCCAACAAAGAATAGCGGATTTCTAATACCTTTGCCATGATCAAACATTTGTGTCACCTTTACTCCAGCCAAATTTATATAGTTTTAAACCACAATGTAATGTTCCACTATCGTCGCGGTTATGATTAACGGTATTAACTAAGTACTTACCAGACATTGTAGTGTTAAGGCTAGGAGTACCCGCGATACCGTTTAGTTGTTGAACATCAAGATTAACAATCATCCCAGGACGAATATCTAAACGCCCTTTCATCTTAGCAGATAATACTGTCTTTGTTAAGTGATGGGCATACGAAACCTTATTACCAACAATCTGTGGCAAAAATCTATTAGTGTGCAATGGGCTAGGAATATCACCGTTGCTTTGGTAATCTTTAAACACGATGAAGTCACGCGCGTTTTCTTCAGTAAATGTTTTATCTCTAAACGCTGAAGTATGAGTGTCAATAGTTTTATCAAGTGGATCACCCGACATGTCAATATAGTTTGCATCTTCATCGTACGACCAACTAGTGGTTATTGTTTTTCTTCTTACTAAATCAATTTCTAAAGTTTTGTTTCTATATGCGCCTGAATATAGATCACCAATAGTATCCAATCCTTTATTCATTACAGTTAATTCTTCAATTCTATTAACTTGGTGCTCCTTAAACCTTGGATCATATGATGCGGCTGGGGAATAGAATAAATTAATCAAATCTTTTCTGTTCGCGGTTTTAATAAAAAACTCGTCAGTCGCAAAATAATAGTTATCTAAAGTTTCAAAAAATTTCCATGAAGACGATGGTGTTTCGGGATTAAAAGCTACACCACACAAGTAATGCATGGCTTCTTCTGGTATATAGTTTGGGATAACCATGTCAGTCATATTAGCTGTCGACTGCAATATGAAATTGCGCTCAGGCTCTGCAGTAATTACTTTTCTATAAGCAGCGTATGCAAATGTTCTGTTATTTGCATCTAGCGCAATTCTGTCTGAGTTCAACGGCGAATAGTATTTGTTAAATACATAACGCGCAACTTGGTCCATTGATTTTCTTTGAAGCCCAACTACAACTCTTCTTGTGCTTGCTTTATAACTAATTGCAGAAACAAAATTAATTGTGAATAATACGCTGCCCGCACTTTCTGAAACTGTTATTTCGTCAACTTTATATACTTGAACTTTTAAATTAATTTCTGTATTTAAATCATGCCCTTTAATTCTTAAATCAATACTTTCCTCGGCTCTTATTGGAAATCCTTCTAACAAGTTAATTCCATCGAGCAATGTTAACGTTCCAGTATAGCTTGCGCTATCCATGGATTGACTTAAACTAAAACTAACGATTTGCGCAGTGATATTCTGTTCAGAACTACCATCAGAGCTTTTCATTATAGCTTCTTCGATGTCTGCTGCACCTGGGTTAAATTGATTTTCAGACATTACTTACTTTTCATCTTTTTTCTAAATGATTGAGTTACCTGTGGTAAATACGCGTTGTCCACTAGGAATATCTCTTTTTTGTTATTGTTATCAGCTAATTCCTGATCGTATATACGCCAAGGCTTCCACTCTTCTGGGATAATACGTTTAATGATAATCTTCCGACCTTGTTCTGTACGCAAGATAATGCGATCCTCTTTGCGAAGGTAAATCGTTCTAAACGACTCAGGTGCTAATTTTACAATATCTACTGCCATTTAATTAAACCTCTTTATAATAATATAAAATATTATCAGTGTTATCTTCTCTAGCCCAGTCAACAATATCCTCACCAACTAAGCCTGACTTTTCGCCATACTTTGCAATTAGGTATTGATTAAAATCCGCTTCAGCTTTTGGCCAGTCATGATATGGATCCATCATTGAGTTTGAGAAATAAACAACCCAAGTAAAATCAGTACTGCCATAATAGAATTCGGCAATATCTTCTGGTCTCTCACCTTCTTTAACAGTATATGGTAAATACATTAAAGGGTTATTAGAAACCTCTTTAGTAAAGTTAGTACGTCGAGTAATATCTCGTACTAGTTTTCCTTCGTATTCTATTAACGGAAAGTTTTCAAAATATTTTGCCATTATCCTGCACTCGCACTAATTATGTTTTGTCTTCTTTGTTCTTGCTCTGAAAGTGCAATATCATCGCCACCGGCTGTGCCATAATCGTGTGCCGTTTCAATTTCTAATTCGGTCAAGTTAAGACTAATAGTTACGCCGGCAGGCTTACCGCCTTTCATAATTGCTACACCACCACCTGCACCGTAGTCAACAGTAAATTCAGTAATCATTGAGCTCTTATATTTAATGAAGTGATCCGATCTAACACCAAGTAAATAAATATCTACAATAGATGGATACTGCAAAAATGCTTTTGGTATCCCCATTAAATTTGTTACTTCTGGTAAAGCTTTGCGCTTTATTGTTTGAATAATGTTTTTAATTCTTTCTGAGTCAGCTTTACTGTTAGGGTAAAGTTCCCAAGCAAACTGGTGATTTCTTAGATTAACACCTTCAAACGAAAGAGTTTCGCGAGGGTTAATTGTTTGACCAGTTACTAAATCAATAGCTTTGCCAACACCATTACCTGATAGGAGAGGACTGTTTCTTAACAAGTATTGAGCAGCCGATGCAATATCTTTTATATCTGTGCCAAGCGCTTGTTTTACCATGTTTCCAGCCGAATTCATTAAATCTCCGCCACTAAACGCTGCTCCTGCAGCGCCTAGTCCTTGAAGCATTTCTGGAATTTGCGCAGCGGTCATTGAACCTTTACCATCAATAAAGTCATTAACTTTACTAGCAATACCTTCAACAAACGGATCTCTTTCGTTGCCATTTATTCTTAAACCTGTACTATCTGTTAATTGCTTTGGGAATGGCAATTCAATAGAGTTACTGCTTCTTAATTCTGCGCCTGAAGAACGACCATTACCTGACTGTACAAACGCGCTTGACAGCAATCCTGGGTTATCAGTTATTGCAGCCTTGTAAGTAAAATCTTTAAAAACTAATAAACAGCTATGCGGGTGAGGTTGAGATGGAAAACATTGATAACCGCTAGCAAAAGTAGCCTCTTTTCTAGCGCGGTATGTTTCGACGCGTCTGTGTAAGTTTACCATGGAAATTCCCTGTCGTTTTTTATAAATAGTTTATTATAGTTATTTATATTAAATTATGAGGTACACATTGGCATATAGTGGTAGGTTTCGACCAAAGAACCCATCTAAATATAAGGGTGACCCGACTAAGATTATTTATCGCTCTATGTGGGAGTTCAAATTCTTTCGTTATGTAGATGAACATCCTGATGTTTTGTGGTGGCAATCAGAAGAGGTAGTTATTCCTTATATGTCTCCCATTGACGGAAGACGGCATAGATACTTTCCTGACGTTGTTGTCCATAGGCGGATTGCTAATGGCGAACAAAAAACTTTGATGATTGAAATTAAACCTGCAGCGCAAACAAGACCGCCCGACAGGAATAAAATGAAAACAAGTAAAGGCAGGGTATCGCGTAGGTACTTAAACGAGGTAAAGACGTATGGCATTAACGAAGCGAAATGGAAAGCAGCACGTGCATTTTGCGCTGATCGCGGCTGGGCATTT